AGACAAGTGTGTTCCTTACCATAACGGTTCTTGTACTCATCACAGAGAGCAATACCATGATGGAGGAGCCACTGCCAGTTCACCACAAAAGAGTTAGCCCATACAGTACAGGGATGATTACGAAATGCACCTTTCTCTGTCTTATATGGTTGACCATCTTGACGATGGAGTTGACCAAATCCATGACCCCATTTGTCAGAACAGACAATAGCCAACATCTGACAAGTCTCAAGTGGCATCTTGACAATGTGTTTGTCAGGAAGGACTTGAGCAGACTTGATAGGGTCAGGGTCAGTAACGAAAATGTTCATCAGCCAAAGGTAGAATCAGGTTCCAATGCAATGTAGTATACTACGTCGATGTTCTGATTGACGAACTTGGAAAGGAGTTTGGAAGATACTGTAACATCATAGTTACCAGGAACAATCTTCAGATTCTCTTCTTTGAAGTTGAATGTGAACTCATCTTCAGTCTCACCAACAATGATACTGAAGTCATTGGAAGTATCATTCTTCTTATCTCGTGCAACCAGTTTGATTACACCAGCCTCACCAACCACAGACACATCAGGGAGTTGATACACAGAAGATGCTTTCTTCAGTTTCTCTAGTTGTTGTGATGTGAGTTCAAACTTAACATCCTCAGAAGGAAGAGTAATCTCTTTCTCAGGAGGTGCAACAATCACAGAAGGATCAGCGAAGAAATACTTACTCCTCATACGACCTTCTTTGATCAGGACATATTCCTGATTATCAAAGTTCAGTTCAGCGTTAGCGTGAAGAGACAAACCATTGAGGAACTGATTGAGATCGTAGATACCAAAGTCCCGTGGAAACTCTTCAGATACATTTGCTTCAACCAGAATGTTCTTCATCACTGAAATAGTACGAAGTTTAGTTCCTTCCTTGAACAGGATAGATTGATTGATAGAACTAAAGTTCTTGAGAAGATTAACGGTTGATTCAGAAAGTTTCATTGTCATTGAGGATAGGTTTCTCGTTGTGCGTTTTTGTCGTTGAAGTGTAACAGAAGAACAGCATAATGCAGGATCTTCATAATGTCACGTCGTGCTGTACCTTTCTTATCATATCGAGAGGCATACTTTAGGATGTTAGATCGACAGAATGATTCACCGTCACCACAGGCTTCAATGAGATCAAGTGTCTGTACACTATCAGTGCCAGCAGAATAGTGTTGGTTATATGTACCAGAAATATAATCGGACAACTCTGAGAGGATCTTTTCCTCATCATACTTCCATCTAGTCTTTGTTGTGGGGAAGTCAGGGATACTAACTGGACCATCAAAACTGATATGATCCTCACCCTCTCCTCCTAGGATACCACCACCAATAACAGTTGATGAAAAGTTAATAGTATCACTTGAAGGTGAACCAGTGATGTATGGATTTCCTACAAGACTGATACCATCTTCATACCAGAAATCTTGGGGATCTCCTTCTTTAATGTTTTTACTCATGTCAAGTTCCTCATAAAGTAGCGACCATGCGTTCATAATTTAGTATATCAGAATTCAGGGGTTTCTTCAACATACATTTGATCTTCCAGTTCATTCATTTGGAATTCTACATCAACCTTATCATAAAGTTCGATGAAAGATTGTTTAGTCTCATCATCGAAACGATTGAGACAAACTCCAATAGCCTTGGTCTTATCTTCAAAGATTGAATACGCTTTGACGATGTGAACCAAACGACGGGTGCTGATAATCTCATCAATACCACCTTCATTGAAGGTCTTACGGATGATATCAGCCCAATCAGCCAGGTGCTTACAGAACTTCTTATCATCACACAAGTGACCTAGGATCTTAGTTTCTACTACAGGAGTAGGATATTCCTGTTCGAAGGTCACACAGAACCTCTCTAAGAAGGCTTCGTTGAGAACATTGGTGCCAATAAACCTACCATCTTCAGAACCCTTACCCTTGGTGTTTGCTGTTGCGATAACAGTGAAACCATCTTTGGGTTGAATGAACTTACCAATCTTCTTGAGGAATACACCTTTACCCTCCAGAATAGATTGAAGACACAGGATCTTATTAGATGCCAGGTCAACCTCATCTAGAAGTAATACTGCTCCACGTTGAAGAGCTTCGATGACTGGACCGTTATGCCAAACAGTTTCGCCATTAACAAGACGGAACCCACCAATAAGATCATCTTCATCAGTCTCGATAGTAATGTTGACACGAATCAACTCCCTCTTGAGAGCCGCACAAGCCTGTTCGACACCCAACGTCTTACCGTTACCCGAAAGACCCGTAATGAACGTTGGATAGAATAGACCGGACTTAATAATCTTTTTAATATCAACAAAGTTACCAAACTGGACGAAGGTATCATCTTTTGCTGGGACTAGATCTTGCTCGATGTGGTTTTCTACCGATGGTGCTGTATATGTTTCTTCTAGTTCTTCTTTGATTTCTTGAACACTAAGTTCCCACTTACCACGACCTGATTTGTAATCAGAAATCTTTTTAGTTACAGTTGGATAGGAACAACCATTCATTGCACACCAGGCTCTAATATCACCAGTAGTTACGGATTCACCGTAAAGTGATTGGAGAGATTCAACAATGTATTCAGTAGACAGAGACATGATAATAAGGTTCTTCAGTAATTGAGCAATTTGGAGGTGAGTAACATTAACAAACCAAATCCATGAACTTACTAAGAACCTTTTTATTTAGAGTCTTAGCTTTGAGTGACTTCATGAATGCTGATTTGATTCTAGTCTTACTTGCCTCATCTTCAACCTCAAACTCTGTATCTGAGGATAGAGCGTTCTGGATCATTGCAAAGTATGCATCATATCCAGACCCTGTAATATTATAACTCTTCTCCTTACGAGCTTTCTTTAGGTCTAGTTCACTTAGGAAACCGTACCTTCTAAGGAAGGTAGCAAAGTCACGGGGAGCTACAAGTCGAATACCAATAAAGTTCGTATCAGGAAAAGATTGTTTGAGATCTTTGAGAAGTATGTCAGTAAAATCCCAATACTGATAACCAATCTGATAGGTGTATCCAGTCTTACGATTACGAAGATAACCTTTTATACCTCTACACTGACGAGGAGCTAAATGTTCCTTTTTGTCATAGTATCCAGTGTAGTAATCAAAGTAGTAAAGTTGATGTGCTTCACCATCAGTGAGAATCACACACTGAACTTTTTGGAGTTGATTCTCTCTTTTGAACTTAGGAAGAATAGTATGTAAAGCTACCAGTGATTCATTCAGAGGTGTACCAGAAAGAGATACCTGTAATGGAGCATGGTAGGGTGAGTAAACTCGGAACTGACGTGAAACTCTCCAGATGTTAAGTAGTTGATTATCAAGTGTTTTCTTGTTTACCTTGCTACTCAAGAAGTGCATCAACTTAAAATCACCACCAACTACAAAATTACCTTTCTCTACTTCATTATGAAACTTAGACTCTTGTTGTCCACGATTGTATGTGTTACTGAAAGCATAGACATCAAAAGGGATATTGACCTTACTACAGAACCAGACCAAGTTATAGAGTTGTTTGATTGTATCAAGAAGAGAATCACACATAGATCCAGACCAATCAAGAATGAAGACTAGACCGTGATTCTTTCCATCAGGAACTACAGATACTTTCTTGAAGAGATCTTCATTGTATTTGTAGGTGTGAAGTTTAGTACAATCCAGAACACCAGTTCTTGAAGTAGTGGTTCTAGCGTATGAGTCAGCTGACTTCTTACACTCAAACTCTTTTACAAGATAGTTGACTTCTTTCTGTGCCGACTTCTTGAACTTGGAGTAATCACTATCTGCTTCTTTAAACACATCATCTTCATAAGTTCTCCAAAATGCATCAATCAACTCATGAATCTCAGAGTTGGGAACAACAACATCATCGTAGTTCAACTTAGGAATCTGATAGTAAGAGTTGCCACCTGTTAGATCTGATGGACGATTTAACTCAGATACATTCTCTGAAAATATATCGTCAGTTGTAACTTCAGGTTCTACCTCTTGAGGTTGTTGTTGAATCGAATCACCTTCACTATGATTCTCACCCTCCATCTCAGGAGTATCCAGTGTTGGTTCACTAGATTCTTCTGTTTCCTCAGACTCAATCTCTTCACCATTCCCCTGAGGTATCTCCACTACTTCTTCAAGATTTGGTTGTGGAGTTTGTGTATTGAGTTGTTCTTTAGTGTATCGATATACCTCTTCTGCTGCAAATACTGCTTCTCCAAAGGTTTCACTTTTGCCGACCAATTCAACCAATTCCATTTCTTCATCAGTGAAAGGAACATCAACCCAGTTTCCAATCTTATACTTTAGATTGATACGATCAGCCAGGTTCATCTCATTGATATCTACATCACTCAGTTCAAAGAAGTCTTCCTCTGATAGATCTTTATATGCTCTGTAAAATGTTTTAGTTAATCCAGGATACTTACGTTTCATAAGTTTCTCAATCCTAGCATCTTCTGTGACATTCACAAAAGAACGAGGAACTCTATTTTCCCAAGACCAATCATCAGGAGTAAAGAGGGCGTGACCCACTTCATGACCAACCAACATATCATAAACAGTCGATGATGCTTTCTCCCACATTGGTAAGGTCAATACCCTGTTCTCAACGTCAAAGGATGCAGTTTGGGCATTACGGTTCTCAACTACAAGATCCTCAGTAGCCAGGAGTTTTGCTAATTGTGACTTGATCTCGTAATTTACCATTTTGGTGTCTCATTCACTTATAGAGCATTTTAGTGGTGAGTAACAAAATTATTGAGAGGGTTCTACCACTTTAATAACTGGCACACCAAACCCCCCTTTCGGGGGGTTCTTTGGTAGGCAACTCCTAAATTGTTTTTGTCTATGTTTACGTGGTAGTCAGAATGTGTCTACAGAATCTTTTAGCGTCATGATCTGGAATATCGCACTCAGTGATACATTGAAAGTATTCTGTGACTTGATCGTACTTTTCCTCTCCAGTAGTTTTTTCGTCCCACTCCCAAGTGGCTAGCTCGTTGCGAGATACCAAGTTTTTCATAAACAATCTCCATGATACCACTATTATATAGTCAGGGTTTCCTAACTTAACATACTTTTGTATCTTTCACACTTTTCTTGAGAAACCTTTACACTTCTCAAACTTAATTACATTTTGAAACTTATCAAATAGTGATTCCTTATGAGAGATTACAAAAATATTAGCATCTTGTATCTCATAACGAATGATTTTAAGGAATTCATCAGTACCAAAACCATCCAGAGAACTATCAAATACCTCATCCATAATCAAGAGGTTGGTATTTACTGAGTTCTTATACCTTGCAACCTCTCTCCATGTGAACAGAAGAGCAAGGTCAATCCTCATCTTCTCACCTTCTGAGAAAGAAGAATAAGAAAAGTCTTCATGAATGGGAGACTGTACTGTCTCGTTAAATTCTTCATCCAAAGTGAAGTTAATGTAGAACTCCATCTTCTGGAGATACTTATTCACCTGTTGGTTAATCAGTGGAAGATACTTCTTGATAATCTTTGTCTTTACACCACCGTCCTTCAGGAGGTTATATGTAAAGTCATAGTAGGAGATATCTTCTCTCTTAACAGCTAACTCTTCATAAGTTGTTTGGAGTGTTTCTCTAAACTGTTCGAGCTTTTCGTGCTCAGTATTTCGGTCTTCAAGTTGTTTGGTAAGTGTTTGAATTTCTGATTCAAGTGTCTTGACCTGTCGTTGGCAACTAGTGATCTGAGAATTGTTAGAAGTGATGCCATTAAGTAATTTACTGATGTCTCCTGATAAGGATTTAAAGTG